ATGACATTGGTGTATTCAACCGAAGTCGGGCGCATTAAGCCTGAGCATGAAAAAATAGAGCGTCCAAAAGGCGATGGTATTGTCCGTATTTTCCGTGAAACTAAAGGCCGCAAAGGAAAAGGTGTCACTATTGTAAAAGGTTTAGACCTTGATGATGCCGCTCTAAAGCTGCTTGCCGCTGAACTCAAGAAAAAATGTGGATGTGGTGGAGCTGTAAAAGATGGCGATATTGAAATTCAAGGAGATGTTAGAGATCAACTCAAAACCTTGCTTGAATCGAAAGGACACAAAGTCAAATTAGCAGGTGGTTAAGTCGTATTTTACTCCTCGTGTAACCCCAAACTGCCAAGAACTCCACCTTAGTGTGGAGTTCTTTTTTAGCGAAGCAAACCTAAACACATTTGAAATGTGTTGGTAACAGGTTTTCAAATCAAGGGATTACACAAACACTTTGGCATACACAATTGACGTAAGTACAGTGACAATGTCACTAATAATCATACTTAACATTGTCAAATGATAAATATGATTATTAGGTATTTTATGGTAAATAACTTATGTTGAATGAATTAATGACAGAAGAATTGGTGTACTAACTTACACTTATTCAAGATTTAACATAACATACATAATATGTACTGAGGTAACAATTCGTTAACCTGACTCATTGACACCGCTAGACCACCGCAAAGCATTGATATTGTTCTTAATCCTAGCCCGTTCTGCTTTTTTGCTATGCTTTCCCACAGCGCTTTAATGCGTGGGTTTTCGTTGCGGTCTGCGTGTAATCCTATTAGTGCAATTTCTGGGTCAATTCCTGCGTTTTCTGCAAGAAAAATTGCTTGTTCCTCAGATAGATAGCGCTTTCCTTTTCTAAATTCGCTTATTCTTTGCTTTGGTTGATTTAAATCCATAGCAATTTGTTTGTCTTGCACGTAGTTTTGAGCCTTTTTGTAGGCGTCTAACAGTTCAGACTGATACATATTTTACCCTCCGTTTTTTTCATTCTAGACCAAAGGTCACCATTTTTGGTGTCTTGCGGTCATCACATCTGGTGACTAACATGGTCATCAGATTTGGTGACTCCCATTGGACTACTGTAATGATTAAGAATTCCCCTGTTTACTACTGGCAAGAATCTGACGGTTATTACGTCTGTATTGATGGGCGTCCCGATTTTTTCAATACCTCTACTGAAATGTATCTTTTTGCAGCCTCCGAAGGTCGCGATGTCATTCAAGTCACAGACGAGAATGACCAAGCGCTTCGGGAGTCAGGCGCTTTTAATGGTCAGGGGGATTTCTAATGTCTCGTACCCTTATTGACTACGTTTCCTTTTCTGCAACTCCTGAGCTTTTACAGCGTTGTAAGGATATGGCTAAAGAGCGCTTTATTGCTCAAATGCCTTTAAACCCTAAAACTTATCCGACTTTTACTTATCAGCGTGATGAAAATCTTAAAATCATGCACTTTGCAAAAAATGTCGCTTCTGTGTTGGGTTGTGTTGAAGAAAACGACTTTGCTAACAAGGACTTATATTTTAAGTTCTTGCAAGATACTTTAGATAAGGCTGAGCTTGAGATTGCTTATAACACTTCATTTGATGAATGTTATCAGTTGCTTATCTCTAACCTTGGTATTGATATGTTAGACGTTCTCTGTCATGGCGAAGTTGAATCCTTTTTAGAGCTACTTAATCAAGAAATTAGCTATCCCGATAACGTTTGGACTTTAGAGCGTCGTGGTGGCTACTGTGGTTACACTTATTCTGCAAACCTTCTTTGTAACGGCACTCAAGCGGGTAAGGTCGCTTGGGGTGCTAAAAACTACGGTTTCTATGTCTCCTTTTCTGGCAAAGGCTGCGAAGCGGTCAACATGGTTCAACTTCATAAGGCACTCAAGCAAATGGTTGGTGCGAAGTTAACCCGTGTTGATATTGCTTTGGATGACTTGCAAGGTTCCGTTTCTATAGATGAAATTATCGAACGTTATCAGGACGGTCATTTCATAACTCAAGGCACTCCCCCTTCTTGGGGTCTTTTCATGGGTGGCTCTGGTGCTACTGCTGACGACAAAAGAAAATGCGGCCTTGTTCCTGACCGTGGTCGTACTTTTTATGTAGGTGCTCGTGATAATGGCAAAGTTTTTCGCGCTTATCACAAGGGCGCACAAATGCGCTCTGAGGAGTACCCCAATTGGAACCGTTTCGAGGTTCAAATTGGCAATCGCTTCCGTGTGATTCCTTTTGACGTTCTTATTGACCCTGACCCTTATTTTGCAGGTGCTTACCCTGCCCTTGCTTCACTCATTTCTGAGGTGGAGCCAGTACGTATTCCTACCACCAAGATTTTGCTTAACGTCACTCTGGAGAATGCTATCAAACATGCGAAAACTCAGTACGGAAAGCTCATCAATGCGCTTCGCCTTATTTATGGTGACTCACAATATATTGTCGAAACACTTACAAAGGGTCTCGATGAAAACGATATCCCCGACCGCCTCAATCATCCAGTCGGACGGGCTTTTAACTACCAACAATCTGGAGAATATTCCTATGGCTAACACTATCAGTGCAATTGTGCTCGGTTATGAGCATTCAAAAGGTATCAGCAAATCTAGCGATAAGCCTTATGACTACGCTGTCTTAAATTACCTTGGCAAAAATGACGGTTGGACTAAATCAGAAAAAGGCTCTTGCTCTCGTCTCGGTTTAGAGCAAAAGAAAATTGCTTTGTGTAATACCAATCCGACTCTATTCGCTGAGTTAGCCAAGCTTGAAGGTCAGTTTCCTATCAAGCTTGATTTGGTTCTCGATACTGACCCTAACAACATCCAAAAAAACTGGGTTGTCGATTTCAAATTACAAAAGGCTCAATAGTTTATGAGTAATTGCGTAATTGCTTATAACGGTTATTTGATGCTTGCGCCTCAAGGCTTTGATTGCACTTACGTGATTCTCACACCATCGGAGCTAGACGACCTTAAAAATACTTCGTTTGGCTCTTTAACCATTGACTCACAACTTTACTCTGATTTGACTGCATATCTTTTACTGTCATTTTTCGGTGGTCATGTTTTGGGTCGATTAGTAAAAACAATGGGGCGTCGATAGCCCTAAATCCTTAAATCAGTTGGAGATAATCCTATGAAATTTCGTAACATGGCTAAAAAATTCGGTGTTGTTGTAGCGACTTCTGTCCCTGCTTCTTTCGCTTTTGCGGATGACCCTATCACCGAACAACTCAAGGGCGCGATTGCGTCCGGTCAAGCAAATTACACTATGGTAGTGATTGGTGTAATTGGTCTTGCTGCTATTGCCTTCGGTCTTGGCCGTATCCTTGGCATCTTGAAGTAATCTTATGGTTGCTTTTGTATCCGATGCTTTAACCGTTGTAGTGGCCGTGGCTTATTTCATGGCTTTTGCATACGGCTTTTACACGGGTGTTAACGCCTCCTAATTGGGGGCGTTTGCTCTCTTGAGGGGGCTTTATGCTGCGTTCAATGACCAATACCTTTCTTGCTTTACTTTTGTTTATTACCCTTTTTTTATTTCTGTTTCCTTTCAAGGCTAATGCTGAAATTCAATGTCAAATTGGCATTTCTTCCGGTTCCGTTAATTGGCCGGGTGTAACATTCGGCGATAAACCTTATACATGCGTTCGCACTTGTCGTTATAACTTAGCTACTGTCGCAGTCTGTTTTGTCAATAATGGTACTTGTCATGGTGAATTTATTTCTAATGGAAACCATTGTTTAAACGCAGCAGGTCAAATTGATGGTTCTGACGGCCTTAGATTTGGCGGTAATACTGTTATTCCCGACCCTAGCGCTGACCCTGAAAAACCTTGGGATCCTAACGCCCCATCTCCCATGCCTAACAAGGTTCAAAACGTGTTGAATCGTATGCCTACAGATACTACTAGTGGTATACAACAAGCTCAGGCTTTAAAAAATATGGCTTTCATTGAGGGCATGGGCGTTATGACCCTTGATGAGCTTCTAATTAAAAATTCTCAGCTACTCGATATAAACAAAGGCTTCTCTAGTCAAATCAATACGATGACAGGTGCTGTTAACGCTATGCGCAATTTGTCGGACTATATCGAGAAGAATACGTTCCAAACTGCCCAACAGTCTCAAATGGCAAATAACACTCTTGCTAACATACTTAACAAGCTTAGTGATTCAGGCTCTGGTGGTGGCTCTGGCCTTCCTGATTCGCAATTCAATTCCTTTATGGGTTCCATGTCTACGACTCGCAGCATGATTAGTTCTAACGCTAATAACATCGTTAGCGCTGTTCGAGACGTTCGTGAAGCGGTTCGTCCTGTTGAGTTTGGTATTAATCAACTCAATTCTAATGTTTCTCAACTAACTGAAAATGTTGGAATGATGGCCGAAGGATTGCGCAATCAAATGATTGAGGATACAGACAAAATCGTCTCTGCTCTCAACTCTGGCGGCTCTGGTGGTGGTAATACTGATTTATCTGGTGTTCAGTCTGGTATTGATTCCATTAAGACGGGTATTGATAACTTAAATGGTCTTTTGGGTGGCAATGGTTTGGATAAGCCTTCGGTTGGTTCCGGTGTTGATTTTTCCGGTCTTCCTCTTTATGGCGATGATGCTATTACCAAATTAAACACTGAAATTACAGACTTACAAAAACAGTATTCTGAAAAAACAAAGGAATTTAAAAAGCTTTTTTCATTTGATATTACCAAGCTTGAAACTGGTAAATATCAAGACCATTCTTTAACGTTTAAATTTGCCAATGGTGTTACTACTAAATTTACATCTGGTGTTTTCCCTGCTTTAGTTGATAACGCTGCTTTGATTTCAACTGTTATTTTATTTCTAGCTGCTTTTGCAGGGGTTAGAACGATTATGGGAGGGCGTGAATAATGCAATTTTTATTAGATTTACTTGGTGTTATTGCTAATGCTGGTGATACCGTTATTGAATTTTTCAAGTCTATCCCCGATTACTTTGGCCAGCTCGTTGTTTGGGGTAATGCTTGGTATGTTAAACTTAAATTCCTTTGGCTTATTTACTCCCTTGAGCTTGCCTATAAAACTGCGGAGTACCTTCTCAATGATATTGGCTTTAACGATATGTTAGCCAGTTTCTTTAATGCCCTACCGGATGAAATTCGTTATTACGCTTTCATTTTCAAAATCCCTCAAGCTATCGGCATTTACTTCAACTGTCTTGCGACTGCCTTTGTTTGGAAATTGACGAGATTTTAACTATGGCAATATTTATTAGAACAGGTGCAAACGGCTCTTATAAATCAGCTCACGTTGTTTACTTCACTATTTTTGAAGCTTTAAAGGCTGGTCGTGTTGTTGTAACCAACATCGAAGGTATGGAACCTTTGGAGGTTATTGAGCAACGATTTGATATTAAATTCCCTTCTACTACTCGCCTTTTACGTATCTTTAGCCGTGATTTAAAAGGTAAAGAGCTTTGGCAATATTTCTTTTGTTGGTGTCCTATCGGCTCTCTTATTGTTATTGATGAATGTCAGGATATTTTCTCTAAAAATATCGGCTTTCGTATGGAGAAGGTTTTCTATCGTCCTTTGTCTGATTTCCTTCCTCATTTGCCGCCTGACTTTGAGAATTTATTTAATTCTCGCCATACTCCAGTTGATATTACTAAGCTTTTACCGTCCGAAGTTGATGATAGAGGCGTTGCCGAATATGACAGCGAAGGTCGGATAATTTATCCTCAGTCTTTCAATGAAGGCTTTATGCGCCATCGAAAATATAACTGGGATATTCACTTACTTTCTCCTGACTGGGGTCAAATTGATACGGCAATTAGAGCTTGTGCTGAGGAGTGTTATTTTCACAAGGGGCGTGATGCTTATTTTTTCACTAAGCGTAAGCCCTATATCTATCGTCACCCGAAAAACGTTGCCACTTTGGTTATTCCCAAGGGTAAAGACCCTAACGTCTTTACTCAAAAAATACCTCTTGAGGCTCACTTGCTTTATAAGTCCACTTCAACGGGTAAAGCTACTCAGTCAGGTGCAATTAACATGCTTTTCAAAAATCCAACTATTTTGGGTTCTTTGATTCTTGGTGTGGGTTCAATAGGGTATTTTATTTATGCATTATCCGGTTTGGTTTTTGGTTCTTCTGAGACGGTTCAAGAATCGTCCGCGCAAACGTCTAGCATTTCCGCTTCTCAATCGTCCACTGAGTTATCTCAAACGAGCACTAAAAATGCTCCTTCTTTACCTTCTAGTGGGGACGGCAATCAAGCTCCTAATGTTTCCGTTACTCCAGCTAATCGCATCGACTCAATAAAGCAAATGCTTGGCCTTTATGATTTACAGACTCTTTATTATACGGGTCACGTAACGCGACAAACTAAAAACAGCTTTCAGTTCTTTGTCACACTGGAGGCCAAAACACCGGAGGGAACCTATTATCTAGACGATACATTCTTGAGGGCTAACGATATTGCTTATGTTCATTACGATGACTGTCTACTCAAGCTCACTAAAGAAAACATCACTATTAACGTGACTTGTAAGCCGATATTGCGCGAGGCGCAGCCTAACGCAAATCAACCGCAACAAGTTAAAATTGGCTCTATATTCTGAGGTAAACCTATGGAACAAATTGTTATTACTGTTGACCAGTTCGCTACCTTCATGGAAGCGGCTTTTTTTTCAAACCTACTCGCTGTCTTTATTGCCCTTTTTCTCTATGACCTCATGACCTGCTTTCTGGTCTCGTTCTTCACTCGCATGCGAGAAAGGATGAAAAAAATATCCACAGAAACTGTTGATAATTAATTTATATGTTGGCAGTGTGCGCACGACGACGGGACTCGGAGGAGGAGCAACACAGCCCATTATTTTAGCCCTGCAGGGACTATACCCTAACGTTAGTCCCATTAATCACCTATTTTGTGCTACTGCATATCCTAATCACTTCAAGCGTTTAAAAAAAATATTTTAATCAAATTGAACCGTCCGCCGCAGTCATCAGCTTTGCTGATGCGAGGAGACGGAATTTCTACAATGTCCATCTAGACAGCGGTCGCTGTGAAGTTAATTTTTTCCCCAACTATCTCGCGCCTCAGTGCGCGACTTTCGAGCTTTGCTCGATGCTCTTGCTCTTTGTTTGTCTGACGTGACTCACTCACCCCGTATAGTAATACGGGGTGAAAGTCTCACCCCGTTCCCTTTACTTTTAAAAACATGTCGCACGCTAGTGCGATAAAAAAAAGGGACTCATAGTCCCTTAATTCTTACCATTGCTCTTGCGTACTTTAGAAGTTTGGAGCGTGCCAAATCGTCGCTTGGTGCTTGAATCTGCATTACTGCTATTGCGAATAAAATTTGCTGAGGCGCTACCCTGTCACCTGTTGGTAGGATTAACCTCCCACCTTCCATTCGAAAGCCCCACCACTCATCACCGTAATAGAGTTCTTTTCTGCTGTGCCAACGCATTAACCTTTTACAGATTGGTGGTATCTTCTCCCCCTCGTCCCATCTTTTGACTTCGCTCACAGTTTTAAAACAAAGTTTTGCTGCTTCTTCTACGCTTAAACCACATACGAATTCACGAAAAACAAAGTTTTTTGTCATTTCTTTTCGATTCAT